GCATACCGCCCTGTCCCTTTCTCCATTCCTTCTCCGTGAGGTTGACCCAGATGAAGGGAGCCGTATAGAGCTCACGACCGATGCCCCAGTTGAATCCGGCACGCTTGAACGAGTCGGAAGCCTGTCCCTTCTCCTTCTCCGTGTAGCTCTCCACTCCAACGTCCTGCTTGCTGACCCACTGTCCGCTCTCCTTGTCATAGACGCTGATGGTGCAGTACAGGCGACCGTCAAGCACCTGATGCTCACGCTTCCATCCCATAACACCGTAGACCTCGTCCAGCAGGCGCATATCAACTCTCGCATCCTTATACAGCAGGATGCTCACTCCACCGCCCTTGCCGTCCTGGCTGGGCTGCTTGACCGTCGCAACACGGCAGTCAATCTCACTCGCTAATAGCTTTCTGAATGTTCCCATAATTTCTAATGTTTATAAAATTACACATAAAATGATGATTCCCAACGGATATGCCACACCGTATTTCAGCCACTCCTTGACCGTGAACTGCTCGGTCATATAGTCCTTGATAATGTCTTCCATAAATCCTTACTTGATTACTGCGTACCGCAGGACATCACTGGCATTGCACTGCCATTTGCCGTTCTGCGCCCTGCTGTTCACCTTCTCGGCACGTATCTTGCCCTCGATGATAAGCTGCTCCAGTCTGGCACGTCCACCCACGATCTGCTCGGAGTAACGGAAGCCGAAGGTCTTGCCGTTCATCACCCGAAGGATGACCGACAGCCTCGCTGCGTCCTCGTTATATGTCCCCTGCTGCATCATGTAGGATATTGATACCTTTGGTACGGATTTCGTTCAAATTAAATTCTATTCCCAGTCTCTTGCAGATGCACCACCACAGCAGCTCCGTGTCCTTGCTGATACCCAGCTTCTGGTAGATGGCTCTCTTCTGCGTCTTGACCGTCCAGTAGCTTCTGTACAGGCTTGCCGCCACCTCCTTGTCAGAAAGACCCTTGGCATACTGCAGCGCAACCAGTAACTCAGCCCTTGACAGCTCATTTCTCTCTCACTACCTCCACATTACCTGTTCTGCAGGAGGTAGCCCACCGCCTGTCGGGGAACTTCCTGCGGATTAGTACCAGAGTGTTCTGTACGCTGGTGTAGCGTGTCAACGGATACACCAGACGCTCACCCACCGCCATCTCACGGATGGCAGGGGCGATAGCTTGTTTCTTGCTTCTTGTTGTCATAATCTACTTTGATTTAGTTATTAATTGAATCTCATGTCACTGTCTACCTCGTCATATACCTCGTCGTAGCTTGGCAGCGCATCCAGCACCGCCTGCTCCAGCATCGGGCTCTCATGGTCGTTGTCATGGTCGGCAAGCACAGACACATCCCAGAACCTGTAACCGCTCACCGTGCGAACCTCACGACCCTCCACTATGACGGTAGACCTGTCGAAGTCCTTCTCGAATGAAAAGAAGTCATAGCCACACTCGATAGCGTCGTACATCTCCGCACGCACACCGTTTACTATCTGTCTTACCACGTTCTTCATACCTTTCCTCCTTACTTTACATATAATGATACTACCAGACCACGACGCAGCTTGCATACACATACGTCCCTAATACTCTCAATCGCCCTGCGGATGAACTTATACAGAAGCTCCTCGCCTATCATTGCGATAATACCGCTTACACCGTACAGGCTGTTGATTCTCCTGCCCTGCTCGTCCCTGCCATACACCTTGATGCGGAAGTTCTGATTGATGAACTTGGTGCTGTAACCGCTGACTTCATTCTTCTTCATAATTTCTATGTTTTTTAAAAATTACCCCTTATGAGGTATTGCGAATTATAAACTTTTTCCTTATCTTTGCACTGAAAGACGTTGCAAATTTAAATATTTCCTTTATAAAAAACAAGGGCACTCTTTATCTTTTAAATATTTTTAATATATTAAATAGAAACACTCTTTATTTTTAAAACATTTTAAACATAGGAATCATGGATGATAAGAAGAAGATGACAGGAAAGGAGGCACGCTATGTCCTCCGGCAAAGAAGGGTCAACCTCGCTGACCTCGCATCACGGCTTGGAATCTCCTCGCAGGCTCTCAACTCACGTCTCAACGCAGAGACCTTCTCGCACTCCAGGCAGCTGGAGATTAACAAGATCATGGGAGAGGACATCTTTGATGTCAGCGTACCGCTCACAGACCGCCAGCCCATCCTCGACATCCGTGTGTCGGCAGGCACAGGCATAGGTCTTGAGGGCGACGAGCACAGCGTGACGGAGTATGTCAGCGTACCAGCGATGACAGGCTGCATCGGCATCACCGTCTATGGCGACAGTATGTACCCGACCTACTCCGCAGGCGACGTGATCTTCGTGCGACCCATACCGGTACTGGATGACATCGACTACGGACGCACATACCTCATCATCACGCAGTCAGACCGCCTGCTCAAGAACGTCCTGCCCTCCAAGACGGACGCAACGTGCCTCCGACTGCAGTCCATCAACGAGGCGACCAACCGACAGGGCGACCGCCTGTACCCTGACCGTGACATTCCCAAGGAGTACATCCTGCATTTATATAAGGTCGTGGGAAGCCTCCGCAGGGAGCAGATTTGAAGCTCACTCGCACGAAAACGAATATATCGCAAAACTGCGACAAACGTAAAACACTCAATGTCAATATAATATCAACATATAATGGATATATCAGTTGTATATGCAGCAATCATCACGAAACCACCGCAGGCAGAGCGACGAGACGCAGTATATGTGCGTGTTCTCGGAGATTGACAGCTCACGGCAGATAAGGCTCTCCGTCCACTTTTGGACTGGGTAGCGAATAGAAAGTATTCGTTTTTCCACGATATGGTAACAATCAAACTTGCCGTCCTGCGTCACACAAGGGCAAAGGACGGCTCATACAAAATCCGCATAAGCATCGGGCACAAGTCCGAGACACACTACATCGTCACACGCTACAGGGTCAGCAGCCTTGCCAACTTCGTCAACGGAACGGTGGTCGGTCAGCCGGACGCTAAGTATATCAACGTCAAGCTGCGGTCACTGCTCAACGACTACGACCAGCGTCTGGAGAGCATCCCCAACACTGGCGACCTGTCATGCCGTGAGCTGCGTGACCTGCTTGAGCGCATACCCAACACCGGGTCATCACCCACGCTGCAGTCCGTCTCTGATGAGTACTGCCAGCTCCTCATCCGTGAGGACAGGCAGAACTATGCACGTATCATACACTATATGACACATAAGTTCCTCGCATACACTGGCGGTGACATCATGCTGTCACAGATTACCACCGCAACCATCGACGGCTACCAGCACTACCTCCGACAGCGTGGCACCTCACCGTCCTACTCCACCATGTGCATGACGAACATACGCACGCTTGTCAACCGTGCCGTCAAGATGCAGCTCGTCCGCTATGACGTTCACCCCTTCCTCTATTATAAGGCGACGAGGTCAGAACCAAGGGAGCTGGATATCCCTGTGGAGGATATGCGTAAGTTCATCACCTACCGCACCAGTTACAAGTCACGTCAGCGTTCCGTTGACCTTTTCCTGCTGTCCTACTACCTCGGTGGCATCAACCTCATAGACCTTATCTCCTATGACTTCCGTGGCTACAGGGAGAAGCGGACGATACGCTATATCCGTCACAAGACGAGGTTCAAGAAGGCTGGCAACCTGTATGTGGAGTTCACCATACCAGAGGAAGCCTATCCGCTTATAGACCGCTATATGAGCCCCAAGACAGGGCACCTGCTCGACATTCCAGACAGCCGCTACCGCTCCACCCTCAACTATATAGACCTCGCACTCAACCGCACAGCGGAGCTGCTCGGCATTGATCGTCATGTCAGCTACTACACGGCACGTAAGTCCTTCGTGCAGCACGGCTTCGAGCTCGGCATCCCCCTTGAGACGCTGGAGTACTGCATCGGGCAGACCATGAAGCAGAACCGCCCCATCTTCAACTATGTAAAGATAATGCGCCAGCACGCAGACGCTGCCATCCGTAAGATTCTTGATAACGTGAGACCTCCCCAGCCTTCACAGGCGGAGGAGGTCTAAAAAACATATACTTAACTAAAAAACAAACTATCTACCAGTCGGGAACGACAGCCACACCAGCCATCACACCCCATGAACGTCGTACAGGGTCATAGCCAGCAGTGACGGCTGGTCGCACCTTTACCGAGAAACCGCCCTTCCTCATGTAGACAGTCCTCGTCACGATGCGCTCCAGCGTCCTCTGCCTTGTAATGATACTGTCAAGCCGTGGGAAGCTGTCAACCCTCGCACCGCTGACGTATGCCGTGTATGTGGAGTCATCTGTGTATGTCCTCTGCACAATAGGCAGCACCCTTTCCCCTGTGATAGTGTCATACATGAAGATGCTGTCGGTTACTCTTACATACCTCGTCACCGTCTCATACCTTATATCAGGAATAGAGTCGTGTAAAGTGTCCCACCTCACCGTATACACCGTGTCCGTCCGTGCAGGCAATGCCCTCGTCTTGTACTGCCAGATGTTCAGCAGCACCGACACCATCAGCAGCAGGGCAAGCGCAATATATGTTACGTTCCTCATACCCATTTATATTCAGTCGCTGCGTCAAAGCAGGGGCAAGCCTTAACCCACTCCCTCGGTTCTATAATTCCGTTACCGTTCAAGTCCCTTGAGAAATCCCTGTGACCTCTAATACGTGCCTTCGGGTACAGCTTACGCAAGTCCATAAGCAACAGCAGCAAGGCTGCCTTCTGCGCCTCCGTGCGTGTGTCCTTCGGATTTCCGTCCTTGTCAAGACCTCCGACATACACCACACCGATACTGTGTGCGTTGTGACCGCTGACGTGCGCTCCGCTGATATCCACGTCACGACCCGGATGGCGGTTACCGTCAAGGTCTATCACATAATGATAGCCTATGTCGCTCCATCCGTTCGCCTTGTGCATCCTGCGTATGTCCTCCACCGTAAGAGGCACACCCTCACGGGACGCTGTGCAATGCACGACGATGTCCGTTATCTCACGTCGTGACTTCCTCAAGCCGACGATCCGTGTGAACATCACAGCCAGTGTCCTCGCACCGACAATGCCATCAGCCGTCAGTCCGTGTTCCCTCTGCCATGTCCTCACGGCTTCCTCCGTCAGACTGCCGAAGATACCATCAGGATAACATCCGACCGCCTGCTGTATTCTCCTTACCATCGCTCCCCTTGAGCCTTTCTTGTATAATTCCATAGTCATCATAGTTATTTTCGCTTAAAAACGGCTCTAAGCCGATGAAATCACGCTGCCTTATAACTTACCAACCAAACGAGGAAAACCGCCTTAAATTGGCTTAAAATGCGTTCTCACGCTTTTCCCAACGCTCACACCCCCGCTGGCTTAATATCAGGCACTTGCTCTCCGTCCAGTAGGGACACGTCCCCATCGTAGGCTTGCCACGCAGGGATATGGTGTGGAATGCCATATACGGCTCACACCATCGGCACTCGCCACACCTGCCCCTCGGCTCATCCTCTTGCTTTCTCCCTCTCCGCATCAAGATACTCCGCTATGGCTTGGGCTATCTCCTTCGGGTCACTCCTGTGCTCCGCAATAGCCTTCGCCAGTTCCGTCACCTCACGCATCTCCCTGCTCTCTTTAGCATCCGCAGGCTCCACGATGCTCTTAATCTCAATAGCCGCCACGAACAGCACGGCTATCAAAGTGAACAGCGGGAACGTGTAGCAGTCCCACTCATTGAACTTCCACAGGAAGACGAACGCTCCTATCTGAATAGAGTCAAGAACCATCATGGCAAGGATGGCATTATAATAACGTGCCACCTTGTCAACCGTCCGCTTCATCTTGTTGCTGCATATCCTGTCACCACGTTTCTTTGCCTTACGGATGCCAGCCCAGTAGTCCAGTGCGATGAACACCAGCGGTGTGAACAGCATACCAACCACACCGAACAGAAGCCATATCAATTGCTCACTTATCTGTTGCATATTTTTTTATTTTTTTGGTTAAAGACAGCCACCGAAGCGGCTGCCTTTTGTATTGAGTTTTTACAAGAACTATGTTTAAATACCGATATTTTACAGTTCTCTTGTTATATACTTCGCTCTAATAATATCTACTACATACGAAGCAATAAGCTTTTTATAATTTCCAATAGGATGAACACCATCTCCTCCCATTCTATTAGCCATCAAAGATGAAAAACCGCTTTCACTTTGACTATCAATAAAGTAAACTGAGCAATAATTACATACCTTTTCTATAATACTTCTTTTAAGCATAAGTACACTACTGCTAAATGCTGGTGAGCCAACATTATATTTAGTAAATAGAGGTGATGCTACAAAGATGACTGAACTCGGAAATTTGCTTTGTAATGTTTCAATAGCCCATCTAAGACTGCTTGCTATGGACATTTTAGTTAGTTCAGAATATGCTTGTGCAAATACGGTATCACAATCGTCGACAACTGGATTTACATCTACATTATTTATTATTTTACCATCATTAACAGAGATTGCTATATAGATAATTTTTGGTGCTTGTGTAATGACACCAGTTCCAGTTCCATAAGAAGTGGCAAGAGATTGGTTTCCTGCTACTGGGTGTGTCCAAGTAATCTGCGAACCCTCCGCTGTTGCACTTTGTAATACTCTATATACCTGATTCATTAGGACATTTCTTGCATCTGCTACCGTATAATCAATATCTGCACCTAAATATATCGTACTTATATCTCTGCCTTCTCCATCTCGATAATTTGCACAGGTGGCAGAACCCTTAGCATAATTCCCAAGATTAGTGCATCCTAATTTGTTAGCAATAGTATTTCCAAGACCTACAACATCATTGCTTGTAATACTATCACCAAGCGAAATCATACTTAATTTTGAGAAGTCATTAACTTTAGAATTATTATATACAACGTCTATTCTTTCGCTATTATTTTTGACAGCATCATATATTTTAGTGTCGTATCCAATCTTTAAAGTATAACCAGTTAGGACTGAAAATCTGACATACTTTGCTCCATTAACATTTATTGTTTGGAGACTTGTTCCATCGTATTTTTGACCATCTATATAAGAACTTTCGTTTTGAGAAGAATAAATAGCCATTCCTACAATACGTTGTGATGGAGTAGAAGATGAAAATTTTATTATACTGCAATTTTTTGGTATTTGAATATATGGTGTATGCTGCCAAGAACCAGAAGCCGTACCAACTGCGGTTCCATCAACGGCTTTAATATAAGCGTACTCAGAGGAAACTTCTCCATCATACACATCTATAGTACCATCAGTTCCTATCTCATTCTCTATATCAGAAACTCTTAAATCAATTTCTGCTATAGCCTGTTCTAAACTATGTATATCTAATGGTTTTGATGACATATAAAACTCAAAAGTGCTATCATAAGGTTGAAGATTTAGTTTTGAAAAGCGAACATATGAAGCATCTTTGCAATTTATACTCTGTATGTATTTTTTATCAGGCAATCCACTAATATATTCTTTACTCGCATTATAGACCGCTATACCTGCGATATTTTGTTCATTTTGACATCTAAATATTATTGAGTAAATATTGCTTAAAGGTATATAATCAGTGCAAAGCCAATTCTCATCCAAATTAAATGTTCCATTATTAGATTTAATATACCCAGTATGCGTAAATAAAGAATCGTCTTGTATAAGTAAAACGTTTAAAAGATTATTATCAATCCAATCTCCAACCACTGTAGAAAAAGAATTCTTTGTAAGAGTGTACTGTACATACTTATTGTCAGAACTCTGTACAAACTTGACTGACATTCCGCCCTTTCTCGCTGCCGCTGGGATGTTCGCACCGTTCGTACCCAGTGCCGCCCCCAAGTCTGCGAACTTTGCGAGCGTGCCGCCCGTTGATTTGTATACGGAAATGTCAAACACACCACCATCACCGTACATCACCGTCTCACTCGTCCATGATCCATTCCACATCAGCAGGGATATGCCAGCAGGCAATACCGTTCCGTTGAAATTCGTGTATGTCCCTCCCTCCATTGCAAGGTACATCACGTTCTGGTCTGGTGTGCCTGGATTGGTCGCTGGTGTCGCCACCCCTGCGAAAGTATAGTTAGCACCTATCACAGACACGATGCTGTTCAGCACGTCCTGCAATACCTGTCCTGTAATCTCTTGGTTGCCGTTCGTTCTGATGGCTGCTGAGATTGCCGCTTTAAGATTCTGATAATTAGCCATAGTTCCTAAGAATTAAGATAATCGTTATTATAGTCAATATTGTAGTCCCCGATATTGTTACGCACAGCCATGCGCCCTATCTTCTTGGCGACAGTGTCCGTCTCAAATTCTATCTCCACGCTGGCGAGATCGCCCTGCTCCTGCCATTTCGGGGTTATGAGGAACGTGTCGCAGTCATACTCCCTGCCATACTTGTCCGTCA